GGGGACGTCGTCGAGGAGCCGGCGGTCACGTTCGTCGCCAAGCGCTACACCAACGGCTGTGCCAAGCCGCGGCATACGCACACCGGCCCACAAATCGTGGACGATGTACGTCTCGCCGTGTTGAGGGCCGAGAGCGCCGTCTACCTCATCGACACCTTGCACATCACGGTAGCCGAAGCGGCCAAGCGGACGAACAGCAACGCGGCGTATATCGGGGCGTGGCGGTTACTCCAGCAAAGCGGGGACGTCCAGCTGATGGAGGACGTGCGCGCGGGCTGCATCTCCCTGTTGGCCGCGGCGAAGTTGGTCAAGCCGTTGGTCGAGATGAAAGCGGCGTTCGAGGCCGCCAAGGCCGTCAATCCGGTGGGCATCATCGACTTCTTCAAGACCGCCGAAGTCAAGAGCTTCGCCACCGCCGCCGAGGTGGTGACCGCGGAGGAGCATCTCAAGGCGGCAGTCGCCGAACTCGGCATCTACGGGACGTTCGACTACCTCGCGGCCATGGAGGAGAGCGAACAACAGCGCGTGGCGCGGGACTACCCCAATCTCAACACCGCCGTCGACACCTTGTTGGACTCGACTGCGTGATTGCTGCTGACGCGCCGGCTGCGAATGCAGCCGGTTCCGTCTTACCAAACCGCCGTACGCGACGGTTTCGTAAGACGGACAAAAAGAACCAAGGAAGACAACGTGAATATCCGCGAGCGCCTGCTTCCCGGAAGAGCACCACGCTGTAAAGGCGGCGGCCGACTCCGGGAAGAGCGATCTCCCACCTTCGTCGCCACCTTCGCCGACGGTAAGGTCACGCGCATGACCACGTTTCAAAAGACCAAAGCTCTGGATCTCGGCCGCGGCGTACGTCTCGCACGCGCGGCATACGAGTCGCGGATGAAGAAGGCTCCGCCGTCAATTGTTGAAGCGCATTACGAGCGCGATGGCGAAGTCCTCGAAAGCTATGAGCGTGAACAGTTGGATACCGTGCCATGACTAGCGGCCGCGCCATGAAGATCATCACCGCAGATGAAAGGCGTGCCGAAAAGAGCGGCCCGAAAATCTTAATCGTGGGCCCGAGCGGCATCGGCAAAACCAGTTTGCTCCGCACCCTGAACGCTGAAACGCTCGCATCAACGCTGTTTGTCGATATCGAGGCTGGGCATCTTGCCGTGAGTGATGTTCCGGTTGCGAGCGTGCGCCCGCGCACATGGAACGAATGCCGCGATCTCGCCTGCGCCCTCGGGGGTCCCAATCCGGCGTTGCCGGCGACTGCTTGCTACAGCGAGGCGCACTTCAGTGAGGTAACGAAGAGCCCCGAGCTCGCGCAGCTTGCGTCATATAAAACCCTTTTCATCGACAGCCTGACCGCCGCAGCCCGGCTTAGCTTTGCGTGGGCGGAGTTACAGCCGGAAGCGACCAGCGATCGCGGGCGCAAGGATTTGCGCGCGACCTACGGGTTGCACGCGCGCAGCATGCTGGGTTGGCTCAACCAATTACAGCACGCGCGCGAGCGCACTGTCGTCTTCGTGGCGGTGCTCGAGAAGAACGTCGACGACTTCAACGTCGCGACCTGGCAGCCACAGATAGAGGGTGGGAAAACCGGGCGCGAACTGCCGGCGATCGTCGACGAGATCATTACGATGGCCTGGGTCGACTTTGGCGACCGCAAGCCCGTACGCGCATTCGTATGCACAAACCCCAATAAGTGGGCCTATCCGGCCAAGGATAGAAGCGGCCGGCTCGAACAGTTTGAGCCGCCGAACCTTGGCGCGCTGATCGAGAAGCTAACCGGTCCCGGTCAGCGCAAACCATTCACCATCGTTCCACCCGAGCAACCCGCTTAAACATAGGAGGTACATCATGCCCACGACTACACCGATGCTCCGCCGCAGCGATTCGAGCCGATCCCTCACGGCACCATCGCGCCGTGCGTCCTACACCTTCGCCCCGGCGGTGTCGGCGAGGATGGCATGCTCAAGCGCAGCGCAAAAGGCGACTGCGAGATGCTCGACGCCGTGCTCACCGTCGTCGATGGACCGTACAAGGGTCGTAAGATCTTTGAATACTGGATCCTGGCGGGCACCACCGACGGACACGCCGAGTCCGTGAAGATTAACCACGGCACGCTCAGAGGCATTCTCGATTCCGCACTTGGCCTCAAGCCCGATGATGCAAGCCCGCAAGCGCGTGCTGCTCGCACGGTCAGCCTCAAAGATTTCGAAGGCAAGACCTTCATCGGCAAGATCGGCGTCGAGAAGGGCAAGCCGAAAAACGACGGCAGCGGCGAAACCGGGACGCTACCGCTGCCGCCATCGCGGGTGCGCGTGGGGTCGTCCAGATGGACGGCCCCATCCCGCCCGGCACGCCGATCGGGCGGCTCAGCGATACCGAATGGGGCTGGATCGTCGCCCCGATCTTGTTCGCCTGGATCGGCGTGCGAGCTCAGCAGGCTGCCGCAGAGCAACTCGACACCGAGCGCACCATCAGGATGGTGGCACTTGATCCGCAGCCATGGGACGCAGGTGCGGTGGCGGCGATCTTGCCCGACCTGGCAAATGCCTGCCCCGATATCGACTGGTCGCAACCGATCGCGGTGTGGCCGCGCGAGACCATCATCGAATTTCTGCTCAAGGCGATGCCGCTGATCCGCAAGGCCATGATCGCGCGCGATACGAGCGAGCGCGGCGTCACGAGGAAATCGAGCGCAAGCGCAATCGCGCGCCAGGCCAATGCCGCAGCCGGCGGGCCGCTGATGACACCCGACGAGTTCAACGACGAGATTGGCCTTTAGGGAGAGGCAAATGGGTGACATCACCAAGATCGAATGGACCGACAGCACGTTCAATCCGTGGATTGGGTGTCAACACGTGTCGCCCGGCTGCGAAAACTGTTACGCCGAGAAAGAGAACGCCTTCCGCAAATGGACCGCCGGCGGAGATTGGGGACCGAAGGCAGAACGCCGGCGCACGTCCGCCGCCACCTGGAACAACCCGCGGCGCTTGAATGCCAATGCACCAGCGTTTGCGCGTGCGTATAACCGCCGGCGCCGCATCTTCTGTGCCTCGCTCGCGGACGTCTTCGACAACCAGGTACCGGAGGCGTGGCGCGCCGATCTCTTCCGTCTCATCCGTGAGACGCCTGAACTGGATTGGCAGGTGTTGACGAAGCGCCCGCAGAATATCGCCAAGATGCTGCCACCTGACTGGGGCGACGACGGCTATGCCAACGTGTGGCTCGGTACGACGACCGAGGATCAGGAACACTATGAGCAGCGCTGGCCGATCCTGGCGCGCGTTCCGGCGGTGGTTCACTTCGTGAGTTACGAGCCCGCGTTAGGGCCGCTGACGCCGACGCCCTCGAACGGGGTCTTGCCCGACTGGATCATTTGCGGCGGCGAGAGTGGGCCCGGCGCGCGCATCATGGACGCCGCCTGGGCGCGGCGCATCCGCGACCACTGTCGTGATCTGGGCCTGCACTTCTTCATGAAGCAGATGACCGGCAAGAAGCCGATCCCAGCCGATCTACTGGTGCGGCAATTTCCGATGGGGAAAGGGCTCTAGGCACAGCGCTTAAAGCAGCAGCGATGCGATGCTTAACCTCAACCGCGCTAATCTATCGATCGAGCCGATCAACGGCGCGATCAACGATGCCATCGAGCGCGCCGCGGCGACGGCGGCGGAGCTGCCACGCCCCTATTTGGGCGCGTCGATCGTCGGACACGACTGCCTGCGCCGCATCCAATTTGACTGGTGGTGCAAACCCGTGCTCGCGGCCAGGACGCGCGAGATTTTTGGTCGGGGACACTATTTCGAGGAGCGAACGCGCCGGCATCTCGTGGCTGCCGGTTTCAAATTTGCACCGCCCGAGGCGCTAGCGTTCACCGCCGCAAACGGTGCGCTGCGCGGCCACGCCGACGGCATCATCATTCACGGTCCCGACCTGTCGGGCGCCTATCTGATCTATCCCCTGATCTGGGAGTGTAAAGCAATCAACGCCAAGAATTGGCGCGCGCTGGAACGTGACGGTCTCGAAAAGACCTTCCCGCAATACGCCGCGCAAGTGGCGCTCTATCAGGCTTATCTCAACATCACCAATCCCGCGTTGTTCACAGCCATGAACGCCGACACCTGTGAATGGCTGCATTTCTTCGTGTCGTTCAACGCCGAGCGCGCGCAGTTTTGGTCTGATCGCGCCGTCAACATCATCGAAGCAACACGCGCGGGCGAATTGCTGCCGCGCGGCTATGACGACCCATCGGATTGGCATTGCCGAGTTTGTTCTCATCGCGAGCGGTGCTGGAGGTAAGCATGAGCGCACTCGACCCCATCGCTGTCATCGCCACAACGCTGGACGAGATGGCCAGGGTTATCAACGAGCTTGGCTTTCGGCGTCAGCCCGGAGAACTAGCGTGGCCGGAGCTTGAGCCAGCACTGAAGGTGTTGACAGACGTAATCCGGCAGCGCGCCGAACTGACTTTCAATGGCTGTTACTCCGATGGAGATGTCTTCGACCTCGCGGCGCTACTCATTCTTGGGCGAATGGTCGCCCGGCATCTGTACGACCTAAGACTTGCTCTGCAGTCTCAACCGCCGTTTGGCAGCAAGCTCGGACGTCGGAGCGGGCCATGAGCGTCCCCAATCCCGATCAGCTGGGATCAGTCTCTCGCAGACTCGCATCCTGCATCCGCATGCTGCTGAGCCCCAACGATAGCGAGCGCGCCGCCGCGATACTTGGCGTCCAACGAACCCGGCGGACCATCAGCGAGGATAGAAGCGTCGACATTCATGCCCTCGCCGATCGCATCGAAAAATCGAACGGCGGTCTGAGCGACGCCGACAAGCAAAGGATACGCGCCGAGATCGAGAACGCCCGCGCCGTTGGTTACGCCGAAGGCGTCCAGGCGGCGGAGGCCAGGCAGCATGGGACCGGCGCGTTCCGCAACACTGATGGAACGCTTGAATGGACCGAGGTCGCGCTCTTTGTGCAGCGTCAGAAGCACCGGCTCGATATCAAGCACCACGAGTTCATCGACGATATGGCGTCGCGGACCGTCTACGGGCGCGAGCCGACGCCGCGGCAGCATCAATATCTCCACAGCCTGTTCTACAAACTTGGAGGAAAGGTCACATGAGCCCGCAACCACAAGCCAATACGGCGCCCAGCGAGCTCGATGCCGCGCTCGATTACGCGCGCCGGGGCATTCCGGTCTTTCCCACCAATCCGCTCGACAAGAAGCCGCTCACTCCAAACGGCTTCAAAGACGCGACCGTGGACGAGGACCAAATCCGCACTTGGTGGACACGATGGCCGAACGCGATGGTTGCCGCGCCCACTGGATCTGCCAGCGGCATGTGGGTGATCGACCTCGATGTCGACCCCGTGAAGAAAGTCGACGGCATGGCGACGCTCGCCCAGCTCATCACACAGCGTGGCGAGATACCGAAGACGCTGATGACGATTACTCCGCGCGGTGGCCGCCATCTGATCTTCACCTGGAACAGCAACATCAAAATTCGCAACAGCGCCGGCAAGATTGGTCCTGGCATCGATGTACGCGGCGAGGGCGGCTATGTGTGCCTGCCGCCGAGCCGAAACGCCAACGGCGGGTTTTATCGTTGGGACCCCGACGGCGCCGATCGGCCCGTTCCAGCACCCGACTGGTTGATCGACCTTACCAAGTCAAAGGCGACGCGCGCCAACGCCTGGGCCCGCGCGGCACTCGATCGTGAATGCAAGGCGGTTGCTGCCGCGCAACCGGGCACGCGCAACGATTCGCTCAACACGGCTGCGTTCAACCTGTTTCAGATCGTCGCCGGCGGCGGCCTCGAGGAGGAAGAGGTCCGCAATCGGCTATTCGAGGCTGCCCAGACTTGCGGGCTCGTCGCCGACGACGGCGCGGCATCCGTGGAAGCCACCATTAACAGCGCCGCACAGGCCGCTCGGACACGGCCGCGTACCCGACCGCAACCACGGCCTCGGACCGGTCCACGTCCGGCAGGCCAGCTGCCACGAATTCTCAGCGAGGCCGAGAACGCACTGCTCACATCCGGTTTGCCGATTTTTTCCCGCGCTGGTGCGCTCGTGGAGCCCGTCGCCGAATCCATGCTGGCAGCCGGGGGACGCAAAACCGTGGTCGCGCGGCTACGCGCCTTCTGCCCCGATTCATTTCTGGGGCCGACCGCCGAATCCGCCGAGTTTCAGAAGTACGATCGCAAACGTAACATCTGGGTTGAAATCGATCCGCCGTTGCAGGTTGTGCGCACAGTACTTGCAAGCGAACGACGCTGGCCGTTTCCGCATGTGAGCGGCGTCATCACCACTCCCACTCTGCGCGCCGATGGCTCGCTCCTGGCCGATCCGGGCTACGACGCGGAATCCGAGCTCTACCTAATGCCGGGATTTCAACTCCCACCGATCCCGGAACGTTCGAGCAAGCAGGAGGCGCGAGCCGCGCTTAAAACGCTGACCGATTTGCTGTCTGAGTTTTCTTTCAAAGGGACGGGGGAGGAGCGGAAAAAGAGACTCAACCGCTCTGTCGCGCTATCCGGGCTGCTGACGGCACTGGTGCGCGGGTCGCTTCCCGCTGCGCCAATGCACCTCATCCGGGCTCATGTATTGGGAACGGGCAAAAGCTACCTCATCGACGTTATTGCAACGGTCGCCACGGGTCGAATTTGCCCCGTCATCACCGCTTCGCAGAACGCGGAGGAGACGGAGAAACGTCTCGGGTCTGTGATCCTGGGGGGCATGTCGATCATCTCCCTTGATAACTGCACCCACGATCTAAGCGGCGAGCTCCTGTGCCAGATCGCCGAGCGACCGATGATCAAAATCAGAATTCTTGGCCGCAGCGAGATGCCGGACTGCGAGTGCCACACCGCCATTTTTGCCACCGGCAACAACATCACATTCAAGGGCGACATGGTCCGCCGGGGCCTCATATGCGACCTCGAAACGCTCGATGAGCGACCGGAACTGCGGACCTTCAAACAGGATGCCTTGAGGCGGGCCGCGGGTAATCGAAGCACCTACGTTGCCGCTGCGCTTACAATAGTGCGCGCGTACTTGACGGCCGGGTCACCGCCGGTTTGCGGACCATTCGGCAGCTACGCGGAATGGTCGGCGATGGTTCGTAGCCCGCTCGTTTGGCTGGGGGAGCCGGACCCGATCGCATCGATCGATGCGAGCCAGGCTGAAGATCCTGACCTTTCTGACATTCGGGAGCTGTTCGACCTGTGGCTGGATTACGAGCTTGATCTCGATACGCCCTACACGACCAACCGCATCATCGAGGAGGCGTGCAAGCCACCTGCCGGCTTCAACCTTCCGGTGTTCAAACAATTCCTCCTACGCGTGGCAGGGGACAAGAATGGCGACATCTCGGCCAAGCGGCTGGGGGAAGGCTGCGTCGAATTAGCGGGCGCGTGGTGAGAAGGATCGCCAACGATCGCAGATATTGGCTGATCAGGGGACAAGCTCGCTCAGGCCGCGCTGATTTTCGTCTCTTGGAGGTCACGTAAGTGGAGTGGACCGGGTGGAGCTGCAAGATCGTTTTCATGACCTCTATACATTTTTTGT